ATTAATTAATACAGTATCTAAAATTTCATCAACTGTTGTTTCTGCCGTAGTTCCAGCTATGTCTACTGAAAGATTTCTAGTAAGAGTAATGTCTCCACCACCTTGAAGTCCGCTGTCTGCTGCTGTAGCTATTTCTACAGTTGTGTGATCTACGTGTTCTTCTGTTCGGTAGTTTAATAAAATATTATGATCAATATTAGTTTCATCTACATCAAGTTCTAGATCTTCGTTAAACCCTGCGTTAAGTACAGTTTTAGTTAATTTATTCGATGCAGCAACTACTAATTTTTCATCTAAAAAATCACTAGTCGTATCATTTACAGTTACTTTTAGTCTGCCGTCAGATGCTGAAGAAGCATTAATAAAACGATATATACGAGCCATTAGTGTCTCCTTTTAGCAGAAAATTGAGCGAATACTTCTATATTGCCTGATATAACTGTATAAGCAATTCTAATAAAATTAGCGTTACTGTTAATAATATCATAAGTAATGTTTCCTGAAGTGTCTAAAATTTGTACAGAAGTATCAGGAATTTCTCCATAGTTAACTCCGTCAATTGAGCCTTCTACGGAAAATGAAATGTCTACAGGACCAACTCCGTTCTGATATTGTATCCCCACAATGTACCCTTGTTCTGAACCACTTGCGTCAGTCCCTATAGACGTTCCAGTAGTATCTATTACTACCGGAGTATTTGAATCTCTATCTCCAATTAATTCATCTTTTAGTATTGCATCTAATACTTGTCCCATTATTTATCCTTCTCAGTAAATGACTTGTATCTTCTTGAAAAATATAATGCAGCTACTGTACCTACAACCATTGAGAAGTCAGAGCCACTAAAAGATCCGAATGTAAATCCTTTTATTGTGGAATCTGCCAATAATAATTTGACTAAAGCAGTAATAAACCCTATAATTAATAGAGTGAGTGATACTGATTTTTTTCCATTTTTAGGATCTGTTAAGTACATTCTAACCTCTTAATATATTTCCAATTCTGTATTTTTTACTTGACAAAATTGAAATTTTTGGTATAATATAACCCATAAGGTTCGTAAGAGAGTCTTTATTTTAATTAGTTCTTTCCGACGTTACTCTTACTCTCCTTCTTCTGTATAATTTAATATACAGGTTTATTTAGTTTCCATTCACTAAATTCCATAGCTACTGCTTCTAAAACTTGACTGTTTGCATATAGTTCTGGTAAATTACGTAAGTAGTCTCTATATTCTCTGTATTCAGTTTTTTCTGCTGTATTTAATGGAGCATCTGGTAATTGAGTAAAGTCAGTAGCAGCTAATAATTTATCTCTATCTGCTCTCATTGCGTCTAATTCATTTATTTCTTGTTGAGCAACTAAAGAATCTTCGTGAACTCTTTTAGCTTCTTCAAGATCTAATAATAATTGTCTTATTTCACTATCTTTATCTTTATCAATAATTAAGTCTCTAAATAATGCTGCAGGATTTGAAACATTAGAACCAATATTATGAAAATATACGTGAATATCTGCATCCAGTAAATCTTTAGTTCTTCCTCTTAAATTATTCTGTCTTGCTTCTTCTGCTAGTCGTGTTTCTTCTTCTATTCTAAGTTCTTCTTTATATTTATCTAGTTCAACATTAAGAGAAGCATCTGTTGGCATCGATAAATTAGGATGTAATGTAAGAGGCTCAAAATCTAAAAAAGGAAATTCTCCTTGAGGTAGGTTTGCAATACCATCAGCTAGTAACCTTTGTATTAAAAGAATTCTAACATCGTCTATTTGTAAATCTTCAATTTGTTCTAAAGTCATTATTTGCTCCGTTTTTATTTAATTTTACAAAGTTCTAGGATTACATACTCATTATTTGTACAAGGATTGTTTGTTCCTGATGCAGTATCTTGTCCAAACCTAGCAGCTCCTCCAGCAATTGAATTAATCCAATGTCTCACTTCTATAGTTGTTGCAGTTGAAGATTCTAAAACATATTCAATAAATGAATGAGTTTGGTTAGTTGCCGTAGATAAAGATCCTCCAGAAGTACCTTGTTTTAGTACTAATGAATTATCCACATCCCATAAAAAGGCTTGATGTCCATCTGTTTTAAAAGCAGGACATTTTGCTTTTAATATAGTTGTTCCTGGAGATATAGTAACTTGATTAGAACTTAAAGTAAAGAAACTTTGATCGCCTTCAACTGTATTTAAAGTTAGTGTTGTTACTGAGTTAACTCCTCCAGGAGTATCACCGTCTACTCCAGAAGCTTGAACATTTTTAACGTAAGCAATTTTTGGATTAGTTTGTATTAAGTTTGCTGTTAGATCTTTATAGTCTACTCCTTGAGTTGATACTAAAATATCAACATCCGTATCTTGAAAAGCAACTGAGCTTGTATCTTCAACAACTAGAGAAAATCCAGAAGCTGTCACACTAAATATTGAAACAATTTTATCTGTTGCAGTAAAAGAAGGAAGCCTTACTGTTGCTTCAATAGAAGGAGCTACGGTAAAAATTCCACTATTAAAAACTACATCAATCCTACCTGCACTAGGGCTATTTACAGATTGTATAAATGAAACATTTTCACTTAACACAGAAGCAGTTCCATTATTTTGTAATCTAGCAGAAAAATCATTTACTGGAATTTCGCTAGAAGTAATAACCCCGTTATTAGATACAGTAGCAACAAAACTAATAATACAACGGGTACTGTTATTCGTAGCATTATCAATGTGAGGTCTAATTACATCGCCCGGTTCTAAAATAGCAGTAAATACGGTAGTAACAGGATTTCCTGGAGAAGATTCCATTGCTACTCTATCATTTTGACTAATTGATTGTACCCCAGTAGATAACTGATTTGAATTTTTAGAAATACCCACAAAAGATGTAGATGCAGCAGACTGAGTATATGCTAAAGTTACGCTACATCTTTGTGAAGCAGTAAATGACCATCCTAATGAAGAACTATTTTCAATCACTCCAGTTTCAGATATAGTATTTTCAACTTCTGTAGTAAAGTAAGGAATTTTTGAATTAGTTGAACCTAGTCCTGCTTCGGTATTATATAATGCTGATTCACTAATTGTCGTTGATGCGGATAGTTGACTTTCAGTAGTCAATTCAATATCATCAAAAATAAGTATTGCTCCGTTATTTGCAACAACTACTTGATAGCCCACAGTTATTTCATTTGAAGAAGCAGGGATATATACAACGTACTCTAATCTACTAGATGAACTAGAAGCTTTTACTGGAAATCTAGCAATATCTGTAGCTCCAGTAGAATCGTGAATTACTAATTGAATGTCATCATCGTTACCACTATATGATTGGTTTATAATTAGTTTTACAGATTTACCTTTTTGTTTTTCGTCTAATACAATTGCTCCTGATGGTAAAGCTATATAATCATTTAACGAACCAGCAGCTTGTGTATATTGTGGACTTGAATCTCCAGAAATAGGAGAGACAGTGTTATCAGTTAATGAACCTGCAAGAGATCCACCACCAAGAAAAGCTGCATTGTTACCTGAACGTAAGTCTGATGCTCCGTTTACTTCAAAGTCTTCAGTATAGAATACATCAAGTCCGCCGCCGCCTGTTCCAACAGTTTTAAGTTGAGTTCCATCATCTACAACAAGTAGTTGAGCTTCATTATCATAATATACAGATCCTGCTTCTCTAGCAATTGCATCTAGGTTAGCTCTAGTATCTTCAGTTGCTACAAGTTTATTAGTAGCAGAAGCTGTTCCAGCTCCGATTTTAGAATCTGTAATAGTTTTATTTGTTAAAGTTTGAGTAGTAGCTGTACCAACAACGTCACTGCCTACACCGACACCGTGAACATCTGTTGAAGGATCATCTACTTCTTCACCATGGCGCAAATTAGAGATAGTATTGTTATCCGCATCAATGGTTTTGTTTGTAATAGTCTGAGTTCCATCTTCAGTAACAATAGTACCTGTGGTTGGGAAAGTCACAGATGAGTTATCTGCACCAGTACCACCTCTAGTTTTTGCTAAGAACTGTTCTTCAGATAATTCGCCAGAACCATCATTAATCACTACGTAATCTGCTGTAGCTGGAGCTAATTTTGTTCTAGTAATATCTGCGTCTGCAGCAAGTTCTGCATCTCTTAAATTTGAAATAGAGTTATTATCTGCATCAATAGTTTTATTTGTTAAAGTTTGAGTATCGTCTACACCAACAATAGCAGATCCGGTTCCATGTGCAATATTTGCAGCAATGTGAGTATCTAAATTACCGTCAACTTCATCAATAGCATCTTGTACATTAGTGGCCGCTAATCCAGAAGTACTATTATCATAAGCAATTTCAGAAGCTTCATTCTGATTATCTGTAATTGTTTTTAACTCATCAATAGCTGCCTGAGCGTCAGTAGCAGTTAATCCTGAAGCACCATTATCATAAGTGATGTTGGCAGAATCAGCACTGATTGTATTATTGCCTGTGGCTGCTGTACCATCAATGGTCTTATTCTCAAGAGTTTGAGTATCATCATTAGTAGTAACTTCCCTAGTAACGGTAGCTTGTCTTGTTTTCAGCTTATCATCTGCACTATCATAGGTCAGTTGTCCATCTTTGTCTAATGCTTGCGAAGACGGTCTAAGTCTAATCCCTTCTTCAAATTCTTTACGTTTTCTGGCCATTTATATACTCCTTAAGGATTATCTATTGTTTTAGCTTCGTAAGTCATTGTAATACTTACACTGTCGGTCTTATCATCGCTAGTATATGTGATTTGACCTGTATTATTAGAATTAAATGTAACTCCGCTATCATCTGTAGTCTCTACGGTGATAGAAAAATCTGTTCCATTAAAGTCACCTATAATAGTGCCAGATTCTGTTATTGTTGTAGCTCCAGCATCAAATACTCTAACTACTACGTATTGTATTGTTGTTCTACGAACTTGTACAAGATTGAATGATAATCCTGCAATTGGAGTTTCAACTGCGACATTATTGGCTAGTGCTGTTGTAGTGGCAGGTATGTCATTTGTGCCCTGAACAGTCTCTAAAGCAGTTGTGACGGCTTGAGCCCATGCTGTAGCGTCTTCGCCCCATCCTGGGTTATCCCCTGTATCTGGGTAATTGAATACCTTATTTCCGATTTGTAATTGTCTAGACATAGTGGGGTTCCTTAAATATAGTCTCTATAGTTAGTTGTTAATTTAGACACTAAGTATCGTAAGTTATTGAAAATAAAAGAGGGAGCATTGCGCTCCCTCTACAGCTAAAAAGCTATTTGAAAGTCAATTATGACTTAATGAAAGTAAGAAGTGTACTTGTACCAGGAGCACAACAAAACAAAGCTTGGTCAGTGTAAGCTCTCATTTCGTAAGCATTAGCATTCTCAAGAAGTTTAAGGAACTTACCTGCGAATCCTGGCTGCTCAAAAGTAATATCAGAAGAACCGATTCTGTAGTACTCTTTTAGAGGAAGAACATAAGCATATCCTTCTTTACAGTAGATAGAAGAGTGAATTTCAATCATTCCGTTCTGACCGTAGAAAGTAATTGCTTTGTGTCCAGCTTCAGCTTTAGACTTGTCATAAGAGTTGTCGTAACGTCTTTTAGCATCTTGCTCAGTTAAAAGGTTTGTCCAAGACTTAGGGTTACAAAGAACCATTACGTCTTCTTCCATTAGACCTTTTTCCATAGCAACTGCGATAGCTTCTTCAATTTTAGCAAAAGAAAGAACAGCTTCGCCACCAGCAAAGTCAGTACCAACGTTAACAGTGTTACCACGCCAAAGTGAGAACTGAGAGCTATCAATGTTGAAAAGAGTAGCAGTGTTAGTGATGATCTTGTGAACACCAGCAAATTCTTTAGAGAAAGCACCAGCATAGTAAATAACATCAGTAGCAACAGTACCAGCAGGAAGAACGTCAACAGTGATTTCTTTATTTTGTAAAGAGTTAGAAAGAATAGTAGCTTCACCACGTAAAGCACCAGCAGCAGATCTAATTTCAATGTCCATTTTTTCAGAACCAGACCAGATACCTGCAGCCCATTCGTGATCTTCAATTTTAATTACAGCACCAGCAGTTGACTCAACAACACCGATACCACCATCAGCTTGTCCGTATAAAAGTTGAACTTCTAAACGTCTAGCGAATGATTTAAGCATGTTTTGTACGATAAGCTTAGAAGCCTGTACGAAAGCGCCTTTACCTTTTGAACGAGAAACAGCACCTACTGAAAGGTAAGAACGAAGAACCATTTCGTGTCCACGGATTTGAGCTTGCTCATGAGTAGAAGCAATACCGTTACGTAGAGCAAAAGCAGTACCAGCTTGTCCACCATAAGTAAAACCGTGCTCTAATCCAAGAGTTACAGGTTGTACATAGATGTCCCCAGGTTGCTTATCAGCACCTACGAAATCAATCATATTATAAAGCTTTACGCCTTCAGGAATTAAATCCTTTACTTTGTCTGCATATACTTCTTTGAAGATAGCATTCATTGTTTCAAAATCGTTTGTAGTTTGACTCATTTTTAGTCTCCTTTAAGTTAGTATTTTACGATTAAATGTCTTGTCTTACTGTTACACGAAGAATTGAAGCATCCGTAAGTGCAGAAGCAAAGTCAAGAGTTGCAACAGTTCCTACTACAGAAACAGTAGCGATTTCACCTGCAGATTCAGCAAGTACAACTTCAGCATTTTCTCCGAAGTTAGAAAGTTCTAGCTCTACGTTACCAGCGTTAATTGATGCACCAGGAATATCTTGAACTGCAGCAGTAACAACTTGTGTAGAGAGAGAAAGATCCGCCAATCTAGGGTTTTTTAAGTTCTTAGAATCCATTTTAATCTCCTTTAAGTTAATAAAATTCTATAGTTATACAGTTTGAGATATTTTTCCGTTCGTCAATAGTTGGTATTTTTCAATCCTTTCGGGTATGAAAAAATCGTGTAAAGTCTAGTAAGTAAAATACTTCTCTATAGTTAGTTGTTAAAAAATCAATTATTCTTGTCCTAATTTACGAAAATAGTCCTTAGAACTCATTTTTTCTTTAACTTTTTCAGCTAATTTTTGTTCACTTGCTTTAGCTGTTTCTTTTATGTTATTGATATTATTAGTTTTTACTTCGTTAATACGACGTTTTCTAACCCTATCAAGGTGTTTACCAGCAAAATACTGCTCTAACATCTCATCTGGAAGATTTTCAAGTAGTTGATTCATTTCAGCTTTAAGTTCTTTCTCAACTTGAGGAATAACGTCTGCTACGGTAACATCTTCCATTCCATTCTCCATTGCCCAAAGCATTGTATCAGCAATTCTATTTACAGTAAGTGGAGTTTTAGGAAGACTCTGATATGCGTCTAGTGCTGAGTTAATCTCATTGTCTAACTCTTGTGCCGCTTCCATTTCTAGTTGAGTAAGTCTAGCTGTTTCTTTTTCTTCTTCAACTTGCTTAAGTCTTTGTCTAGCATCTTCAAGCTCACGCTCAATTCTCTCACGCTCAAGCTGCTCTGGAGACTTTTTCATTTCTTCAATTCTAGCTTGAATACGTTGCTCAGCTAACTCGTCAGGATTTAAACCTAATTCTTCTAATACAGAATAAGGATCTTTAATTAATCGGTCTAACTCACTTTGATAAGCCTTTTCAAGTTCTTTACGTTCTTGCATGGCATTCTGTCCAGCTAGTGCAAGTTGTAATTCTCTTTTTACAGCTTCTTCGTCAGATAAATCAAGTTGTTTTGTAACTTCTTTGCCATTAACTTTAAGAGTAAACTCTTTAATCATGTTTTGAACTTGTTCTTCAGTAGCTCCGTCTTCAATTGCTTCTTGGATCTCTTCTTTAAGTTCTGCTTGAGTTTCTGCATTAGATTCTGGTTGAGCAATAGCTTCTTCACTATTACTTTCTATAATAGCTTCTTCAATTACTGATTGTTCTTGAGTTTCTAGAGGTGCAGCTTCAACTGATTCTACAGCAGCTCCCTCAACAGGTGCGTTGTTTTCAGACATAATTTTCTCCTTGTAGTCTTTTGATATACAATTAGTGTCTCGCCATTATGGTAGAGACTATTTTATCTTAATTATTTCTTTAGCTAATTCGTTAGCTTTTTCTGCAAGTTTATCTGCGCGTTTTAAATCACCACGCTTTTCTGCTTCAACAGATTGTCTACGATATAGTGCCATTTGCTTTTTAATACCTTGATTAAACTCTCTATCTTCAAGATCTCTCTTATTCATATTAGTTTCTGTAACTTCTGCTAGAGATGTTCCTTCATTTACATTTGCAGGTCTTCTTTTAAAATACTTTTTTTCTTTTGCCATTATAACTTCCTATTGTCCAAATGGTCTACCTGTGGCCGGATCTATTGGTGGCTGTGCAGGTTGTGGTAATGAAGCATTTGGTGTTCCTTGAACTGGAGGAGCTACCATACCATCCATCGGTGCTGCTTGTCCAGTTGCATCTGTTCCAGACACACTACCAGGAGCAATTGGGCTGCCCATATCCGGTCCTAATGGCTGCTCACCTATCATAGCCAATAAGTTTGGATCTGTGTTTTGTAGTAATTGAATATGCTCCTGAATGTGTGCCAATACCCTAGCGTTTAATTCAGCATCGAGTCTTAGCTCAGGATCAGCTAATACATTCATATGTTCTCTTATGTGCATAGCGTGCTTATCAATTGCTGTTGCGATTACTGGAGAAGTTCCATCCACTAATCTTTCATTTTCTGCGTGTATAAGTAATGCTTGGTTATTAGCACCATCAGTCATTGTTTCTAATTTACCTGTGTTAATTACAGAAAAATATTGGTCAGCATTTTGTACAACACCCATTTGAATTAAGTTATCTGCCATTTGAACACGACCTGCAGTAGTTTGTGCAAGTGAGTTACCAACATCAACAATAACACGATTAATTGATTCAATATCATCGCCAGTAAATTCTTGTAATTTAGATCTGTTTGATTTACCTGAAATCTCTGCCACTCTTGGAACTTTAGCAAAGTCTTGTAATAATTCAATAAGTCCACTTCCAATATCTTCAATAAGCATAATGTATGATTGTTGTAAACCGTTCATAAATTGTAGTGCTTGTGATTGTACAAGTGCTAATGCGTTACCCGACTTTAGAGAAGATTCTGGATTACCTCTAGCAACAGAGTTAACTCCTGATAAAGTTTCCATTTCTCTTTCGAGCATCTGCATGTAGTTGAAAATTTCTGGCGGAGTATTAGTTAAGTTTAATGGTTTTGGAGTTCCATCTGCACCACCAGCAACAATTGGATTATACTCAATAAAATTTAAAGCACCTTCAATTTGATTTACTCTAACGTCATTTCCTCTTGGATTTAAAACGTTTTGTACTCCAAATGCTGACTGATTAGTTAGAATAGTAGAGTGTAAAGTATTTACAGCATCTTGCAATGGAAGTAAGTCAAACATTGAAGTATATCCATAAGGAGTTCCTAGAATGTCACCAGGAGTAATACGATATACGGGGAGTTTTCTATAAGGCATTACTGTGTCCATTAGTACAATATCTGCATCTAAATATAGCATGTATCTACCATTTGGTAATGATTCAGTTTTTTTGTGAAAAAACTCATAAACTGGAACATCGTCAGTTCTATCGTATTCATTCATATAAACTCTGTAATATTGTAGATCTGATTTAGTTTGTAGACTTTCGATTTTACTGGCTTGTTCAGGATATTTTGCCATTAAATCATATTTGTTTTTAAAAGTTCTAGTTAATACCCAATCAAGTTGTTTACTATCTTCTTTAGTACTATCAAATACAACGTCAAATGGAGATAGGTTTGTAAATTCTACATCACCTTGATAAATTGGATAAGGCTCAATAATGTTACCGTCTTCATCAAGTGGATTATCGTCTTCGTCATATCCAGCAATATCTTCTTCAAGTTCTTCTGGCATAATATAGTCGTAGATCTCACCACTAGTAGCGTTCCACTCCATCTTAATGTAACCAGCTCCAAGAACAATTGCATATTCTACAGCTTTCTTTAAATACTTTTCTAAACGCTTATCACGCATATAAAAGTCTAATAATCCATTTGCAAGCTGAGTTTGAACCTGTGATTTGTAGTCTGTATTTACAGAACGAGCCTGAAATGCTGGTCTATTAGAAGTAACCATAGTTAGGATGTGTTGAGCAATATTTCTATAGTGATTTACTGGTAAATTAGTTAATTCGCCTGTTTCACCGCCTAAAGTAATCTCATGTCCATCAGAATAGTAAGATCCATGGTAAGCTCTCCATGATCTACGCAATTTATCTAAATATCTATGAGTATTTAGGTTTTTAAACCAATATTGAGCCTTTTTTTCTAGATATGAGGCTGTTTTTTCGGCTTCATCTGCCGCAAAGTATTTATCTTGTCTGCTATAATCAAATTTAGCCATAATATTTCCTTTAGAATGCTGCTTCTATAGTTAGTTGTTATTTTTCTTACTTTTACCTATGATAGCTCTCATAAAATCAGCACCTTGCGTGTCTTTTTTATATTTATCATTGTTTGGAATATGAAATGTTTGTCCAAATGTGCCAGTATAATCTGCCGGATAAGGATTTTTCTGTAAATCTGCGTTTCTAGCAAGGTATATTAAAGCATCTAAGGCGTCACAGTGATTTGCCTTTAAATTTCGGTCCCTTATGCCTTTTAAATGCTCAAATTTAGTCTTTTGTTTGTTCCATCTACCTGCTTCTAGATGATATATTAAGTTTTCACACTTAGGATCTATTACAATTTGACCACGACTGAGCATCATACGTAATTTATTAACTTGACCTTGCTTATTATCCTTAGCTGTAGGTATAAAATCTAGTCCATGGTCCTGATGTAAGTCATGTATAAGTATTTTATTGTTATTATCCATTATTCTCATATAAGGTTTAGCAGTTTCACCTGTTAAATGGTGCGTAAAGTTAAGTTTTTCTTTACGAACTATTCCATCTGCTATATCTTGGGTAGTAATCTTCTCTCCTGGACCACCTAAAACGAGTTCATCACAGATAATAATGCGATTATTTAAATAATCTGTATAAGCAAATAGAATAACTGTCAAGTCAATAGCCGCAGGATCGCCTGAAACATAAGCATCATAGTATACAGGACGTTCTAATCTTTGAATT